AGCTTGTCACAGTCACTTCTGGAAGCGGCATGGGTAAGTCCCAGCTTATTCGAGAGCTTGAGTTCTTTCTATTTAATACAACTAAAGACAACATAGGTGTTATAGCTTTAGAAGAGTCTATTGATCGTACAGCACTAGGTATTATGTCTATGGCTGCTAATAAACCTTTACATGAAGACGAAGAGGCTGATCCTGAAACTTTTAAAGAATATTGGGATTCTACTCTAGGGACAGACCGTTTTTACTTGCTGGAACACTTTGGTTCGACAGCGGAAGATACCTTGATGTCCCATGTGCGTTATCTGACAAAAGCCTTAGATTGTAAGTGGATAATACTTGATCACTTAGCTATCGTTGTAAGTAGTCAAGAGAACGGCGATGAAAGAAAAAACATAGATGCTATTATGACTAAACTCAGGACTTTGGTTCAGGAGCTTGGCGTCGGTTTATTTCTTGTCTCGCATTTAAAACGTAGCGGAGGTCTTTCCCATGAAGAGGGTGGAAAGATATCTCTTTCTGATTTGAGAGGTTCTCAATCTATTGCTCAACTGTCGGATATAGTTATCGGCATGGAGAGAGATCAGCAGAGCGATTGTGAGATTGTTAGGAATACAACTACAATTCGTGTTTTAAAGAACAGATATACGGGCTTAACTGGTCCCGCTTGTTACTTAAGATACGACAGAGAGACAGGAAGAATGTTTGAAACCACAAAACCTGAGGAGGCGTCGAATGATTTCTGACATAGACCAGCTTGTATCGCTTAAAGTAGATACAGATATAGTAACCCACGCACACAAAAAATCAGTTGAAATGGGTGAACTAAAAAACTCTATTACAAAAGGTGAAGGGAACCTAGTCGGTTTCATAGGAGAAGGTTTAGTCCACAAATATCTGCTCGATAATGAAGAGACAGTTCGCTGGTCAAACACTTACGACTATGATATTGTACTGAATAACGGTTTTGCTATAGATGTGAAAACGAAACGAACTAACTATAAACCAAAGTTGGATTATGAATGTTCCGTAGCTTCGTTGAATACAAAACAGAGATGCGATGTTTACGTTTTTACGCGAGTCAAAGGTGATATGTCTGTAGGTTGGCTCTTAGGTTTCTTACCGAAAGATGAATACTTTGAAAAAGCAAACTTTATGGAGAAGGGGGCTGTTGACCCTTCTAATGGATGGCGGGTAAAATCGGACTGTTACCAAGTACCGATTAGTGATTTGAGGCCAATGGATGAGCTTACTTCAAAAAGCATTGATTCTTGATATTGAAACGGATGGGCTGGACGCTACTAAAATATGGTGTTGTTCTACAAACCTTTTTGGCACAGTCTACAACGAGCAGGAGTTTAAGGAGGGACTAACCTCTTGTGGCACTACCTCCATTGTGGCACACAACGGGATAGGTTTTGATTATCCAGTTCTGGAAAGAATTTGGAACGTGGATTGGTCTGGCTACGAGCTATATGATTCGTTAGTTCTGTCCCGTTTAGCAAACCCTTCAAGAGATAAGGGACACTCTCTTAGACAGTGGGGAGAGACGTTAGGTTTTCCAAAAGGAGAGCATGAAGATTGGTCACAACTATCCTGTGAAATGGTTAAGTATTGTGAACAAGACGTGCAGGTTACGCAGAGGGTTTTACTTCAGCTAGACTCAGAGTTGGCGGGGTTTGCTGAAGAAGCTATACAGTTAGAACATGACGTTCAACGTATCATACAAAAACAGGTCAAAAACGGTTGGTTGCTCGATGAACGACATGCGTTATTGCTTCTGGCGGCTTTGAAAGAAAAGTTATACGCTCTTGAAGAAGAAGTTCAAAAGACTTTTTTACCTTTACCTACTTTTATTAAGACAGTAACTCCTAAGATTAAAAAAGACGGGACGTTCTCTGCTGTGGGGCTTAAGTTTCTAGGTGAATCTTGGACTCAAGTTGCTGGCGAGTTTTCTAGGGTTGATTATATTCCGTTTAACTTAGGTTCGAGAAAACAGATAGGTCGCTACCTACAGCATTTTGGTTGGGAACCTACAGTTTTTACGGAAAGCGGTCAACCTGTTGTAGACGAATCTACGCTAGAGAATGTAGAAGGTATTAAAGAAGCCAAGCTTATTGCTGAATACATCATGGTTCAGAAGCGTATAGCTCAAGTTCAAAGCTGGTTAGAGGCTGTTAAGGACGATGGTAGGGTACATGGGTACGTCAATTCAAACGGTGCTGTGACAGGCCGCATGACACATTCAAGCCCTAACATGGCACAGGTTCCCTCAACTAACTCGCCTTACGGTGAAGAGTGTAGAGCTTGTTGGATTACACCGGAAGGTTACAAAGTTGTTGGAGTAGACGCAAGCGGTCTTGAACTACGGATGCTTGCTCATTACATGGAAGATAAGGAGTTTACTAATGTCCTCCTCAAAGACGACATACACACAAGAAATCAGTTGGCTGCTGGACTTGAAACAAGACCTCAGGCAAAGACTTTCATCTATGCTTTCCTCTACGGGGCTGGAGACGCTAAAATCGGAAATATCGTTGGAGGAAGCGCATCAGATGGTGCTTATCTCAAAGAAAGATTTCTCAGAAACACACCTTCTCTTGGAAGTCTACGAGAACGAGTGGTTAAGGCTGCTGGGAGAGGCTATCTCAGAGGACTCGATGGTAGAAGACTTTTTGTCAGATCAGAACATGCTGCATTAAACACGCTACTTCAGTCAGCAGGGGCTTTAGTTATGAAAAAGGCTTTGATTCTGCTAGATGAGTATGCTAAACTATGGGGCATAGACTATAAGTTTATCGGTAACATTCACGATGAGATACAGAGTGAGGTAATAGCTGATAAGGTGAATGTCTTTGGAGGTTTGGCTGTTTCCTGTATAGAGGCTGCTGGGCTACATTGGGATTTAAAATGTCCTTTGGACGGTGAATTTAAGGTAGGTGACTCTTGGGCACAGACACATTAATAGAAGATATATACAATCTTGTTTCGACACACGACGTTCCTGACTCCGTTGATATTGAGAAGGAAATAGAAAAATTCGGAGAGTCGATGAAGGATTTAATGAGAGAAAAATTCAACAGAGACAGGGTTGAAGATAGTCGTAAACTTCGTTTATCCATGATAGGTAGAAAAGATAAATATATCTGGAATAAGTATCACGGGACAGTTAAGGAAGAATTACAACCGAACACTTACGTTAAGTTTTTATACGGACACGTTATTGAAGAACTTCTTCTGTTTCTAGCTAGAATGTCAGGACACGAAGTAACAGATGAACAGAAAAAGTGTACGGTTGAAGGCATAGACGGACACATGGACTGTAAGATTGACGGGATTGTTACTGATGTTAAATCAGCCAGTGTATTCGGATTTAAAAAGTTCAAAGAACGAAAAGTTCCGGAAGACGATCAATTTGGTTACGTCGATCAGTTAAAAGCTTATGCACATTCTGAAGGTGAAAGAGAGTTTGCATGGCTTGCAATGGATAAGCAGAACGGACACTTAACCTTCTGTAAACACCATCTGGACGACAAAAATGATCCTATGTATAATCTCCTTCAAGGAGACATAGAGGATCGTGTCAGGCACGTTAAGAGCCTTGTAGATCAGAAAGAACCTGAAAGCTTTTGCTATGAGGATGTACCGGACGGTAAATCGGGTAATAGAAAGTTAGCAATAGGTTGTTCTTACTGTTCGTTTAAGGAACGTTGTTATCCTAAACTAAGAACCTTTATCTATTCTAAAGGTCCTGTGTACCTGACTAAAATAGTTAAAGAGCCTAAGGTTTTGGAGTTTGTAGATGGCTTCTAAAAAAGCTAAGTACGGAAGGTATAGGTCTGGATTAGAAAAGAAATTTGCTGAGAGTATTCCTCCCAGAACGATGAAGTATGAACCTTACTCAATACCTTATACGATGCATAGAGAGTACAAACCGGATTTTGTTTTCAATGATTGGTTGTTTGTAGAGTGCAAAGGTTTCTTTCGACAGGGTGACACGATGAAGTATAAGTCAATACGAGATTCGTTGAACGAAGCAGAGCTTGTATTTGTCCTTTCCGATCCAAACAAAAAAATACGTAAAGGGGCCAAGATGACGATGGGCCAATGGTGTGATAAAGAAGGATTGAAGTTTTACACATTACCAACCGTTAGTGAGTTACTTGATTATGCCTATGCTATATGAAGAACTAAAGGAGCGTATACTTCAAGAGTACGATGTCGATCTTTTATGTGAAACGTTAAATATCAACGCTGAAGATTTACTGGAAGCTTTTGAATCTCGTGTCTTACAAAACCTAGATAAATTTGACGAATTGGAGTTATCCGCTTATGAAGAGGAGGACTAAAATGGGTATTGATATTGCTACTCCGCAAGAATGGGACAAAGCTTTTGACGCTGTAACCAGACCAGCCCATTATAATAACGGTCAGGTTGAAGCAATTGATTACATCAAGCAGCAGCTTGGTGAGACAGGGATAATGGACTATTACGAAGGTTCAGTCCTCAAGTACCTCCACCGTTGGAAGTACAAAACTAATCCAATAGAGGATCTTAAGAAGGCCCGTTGGTACTTGGACCGTCTTATTGAAGCAGTAGAGGAGGAGTGATGAAAGTTATCAAAGGTAACTTTAAAGAAAAGTCAGAAAAAGTTGGGGTTCCGGAAGTTTTTAACTCCATAACATCCGTTGAAAATTTATCGGATTACAACGAAGCTTTCTGCATAATGAAATCAGACGATTACATAGTAGTGTCTACTAACATGGAAGCTGCTGATTTAAACTTTTTGTTCGATCAAATGAAAATGACTTTATTAACCAGTGGGGAATATGAAATATAATGGATGCTTACCAGCAGTACATACATAAATCTAGGTACGCCCGTTACCTACCGGAAGAACAACGCCGGGAATCTTGGGAAGAGACAGTGAACCGTTACTTGGACTTCTGGGTAACACAAGAGAAGCTGACTAGCAAAGAAGCTAAAGACCTGTACAAACAGATACACAGCTTGGAAGTTATGCCCAGCATGAGGGCCTTGATGACTGCTGGAGAAGCTCTGTCAAGAGACAATGTGGCTGGCTTTAACTGCTCTTATCTACCCATAGATCACCCTAAAGCCTTTGACGAAATGATGTACGTGCTTATGTGCGGCACAGGTGTTGGATTTAGTGTAGAGCGTCAGTACGTTAGTAAGTTACCAGAGGTTGCAGAGGAGTTTTATGATACCGATACAGTTATACACGTCGCTGACTCTAAGATTGGATGGGCAAAAGCATTCAGGGAGCTTGTTGCAATGCTCTATTCTGGTCAGATTCCAAAGTGGGACGTCTCTGGAGTTAGACCTGCAGGGTCAGCCCTTAGAACCTTTGGAGGTAGAGCGTCTGGTCCAGAGCCTCTTGTCGATCTCTTCCTATTCACCGTTGAAGTTTTTAGGACGGCTGCTGGAAGGAGACTTAGTTCCATCGAGTGTCACGATCTCTGCTGTAAGATTGCACAGATCGTCGTCGTCGGCGGTGTCAGGCGATCTGCTCTCATCAGTCTCAGTAACCTCACTGACGACAGAATCCGACGAAGCAAGTCAGGGCAGTGGTGGGTCGATAACCCTCAACGTGGTTTAGCTAATAACTCAGCTTGTTACACAGAAAAGCCAGACTTTGAAGCATTCCTCAACGAATGGCAGAGTCTGTACGAGTCACGCTCTGGTGAACGTGGTGTCTTTAGCCGTGTCGCTAGTCAAGCACAGGCTGCTAGGAATGGACGTAGGGACGCAGAGGTAGACTTTGGTACTAACCCCTGCTCTGAGATCATACTAAGGCCATATCAGTTCTGTAATCTGTCTGAGGTTGTCATACGGTCGGAAGACACACTACAGGGACTCAGGCTAAAGGTTAGGTCAGCGGCTGTACTAGGTACGCTACAGGCTACCCTGACTAACTTCAGGTACTTAAGAAAGATATGGAAGGACAATACGGAAGAAGAAGCACTACTAGGTGTATCACTAACAGGTATCATGGATCATCCAGTGATGTCAGGGAGAAGAGGACGTGCAGAACTACAGCACTGGCTTACGCAACTTAAGGACGAAGCTATCAAGACTAACAGTAAGTGGGCGAAGCGTCTTGGTATTAACGCTAGTACTGCTATCACTGCTGTTAAGCCAAGCGGCACAGTGAGTCAGCTAGTGGACAGTGCGTCTGGGATACACCCTAGATACGCAGAGCAGTACATACGTAGGGTTAGGGCTGACGCCAGAGATCCTCTGTGTAGCGTTCTGGAGGCCGCTGGAGTGCCTGTAGAGGAAGACGTAACCTCCCCTATT